CGAACAAGAGTTTCAGCGTAGGCGTGACGGTGTATGGTTTTACAATAATGGGGAACCTACGTATATTACAGGGAGACACTATATGTTTCTACAATGGTCTAAAATTGATATCGGATATCCATCATACCTTGCTTTCCAAAAAGACATCTTTACTCACATGGCTGCTTGTGAAGCTGACGACCGTTGTTTCGGTCAGCTTTATACTAAGTGCCGTCGTTCTGGCTACACTAACATATGCTCTGCTGTCCTGGTGGATGAAGCTAGTCAAGTTAAAGAGAAGCTTCTTGGCATACAGTCGAAAACTGGTAAAGACTCGCAAGAGAACATATTCATGAAGAAGGTGGTTGCGATCTTTCGCAGCTATCCATTTTTCTTTAAGCCAATTCAGGACGGTACCACAAACCCTCGTATGGAGCTGGCATTTCGTGAGCCTTCTAAGCGTATCACAAAAAACAACAAGACCTCTCATCGCGGTGATGCCTTGAATACCGTGATCAACTGGAAGAACACAACCAACAATGCATATGACGGTGAGAAGCTACATATGCTGTACCTCGATGAGGCTGGTAAGTGGGAGAAACCAACTGATATCAGGGAAGCCTGGAGGATTGAGCGTACTTGCTTGATTGTAGGTCGAAAGATTGTAGGTAAAGCCATAGTTGGTAGTACCGTAAACCCAATGAATAAAGGCGGCGAGGAATACAAAGGTCTTTGGCACGATTCTGACCCTAACGAGAGAAACAAAAACGAAAGAACAAAAACAGGTCTGTATAGGATCTTTATCCCAGCATACGACGCTCTAGAGGGGTTTTTTGACGTTTATGGAAACGCCGTGGTAAATGACCCGCTTCAAAACGAACATATACAAGGCATAGATGGGGATCTTATCGAATCTGGCAGTAAGTCTTACCTTAAGAACGAGCGTCAGTCCTTTAAGGATAACCCCTCTGAGCTAAACGAGGTGACTCGTCAGTTCCCCTTTACAGAAGACGAAGCATTTAGAGACAGCATCGAAGGAAGTCTATTCAACATCGGTAAGATCTACCAGCAGATAGAAAGCAATGAAGAGCTATACCCCAATCCTGTTGTTACTGGAAACTTTACGTGGAAGGAGAAAGACAAAGAAGCTGTTTTTTCTCCAACCCCTAACGGTAGGTTTAGAGTTTCTTGGATGCCAGACACAAAAGAAAGAAACGTAATTAAGACAGAAAGAGGCAAAAAAGTACCCCCTTTTGTGAGCTATGGGTGCGGAGGGGTTGACTCTTACGATCTAGACGCTACCGTAGACGGCAGGGGGTCTAAAGGTGCTTTACATATGTATAATAAGTTTAGCATGAATCGTCCTTCAAACATGTTTGTCGTAGAGTACGCCTCTCGTCCAGACTTGGCTAGCATATTCTACGAAGACGTTCTTATGTGTGCTTTTTATTATGGGTACCCGCTACTTATAGAGAACAATAAATACGGTATCGCAAGATACTTTGAATCAAGGGGTTACGACGGCTACCTTATGGACCGTCCTAATCATTTAAAAACAGGAAACTCTTCCATAAACGTAAGGACTAAAGGCATCCCGTCAAACTCACAGGATGTGATACAGTCTCACGCTCAGGCCATAGAAGCTTATATACACGATCACGTAGGGGTCAATCACGAGTCTGGAGAGCTAGGAAGAATGTACTTTAATAAAACCCTAGAGGACTGGATAGGATTTAAAATAGACAAACGAACTAAGTTTGACCTTACCATAAGTTCTGGCCTTGCTCTTTTAGCTGCTCAAAAGGAAAAACAAAAAACCAAATCTGACTTTAAAGAAAAGGTGTTTTTCAGGCGATATAAGGTCTAGTGCCAATTTGCTATATTTGCAGAATACGCGCATATCGTCAGATAAAACATGAACTACACAAACAACAAGCGTAAAAGCTCATTTCCTGATCCGCTGGCAAGCACAGAAACAAAGCAGCAAAAAGCTTATGGCGTAGAGTATGCGAAGTCAATAGAATCCCAGTGGGGTAAAATAAACAGCTCTACATCTTTATACGGGAAACGAAACGTTGTATTCGAAAAGAGCAGAGATTACGCAAACGGAACTCAGGACACTAACATCTACAAGAGGTTGTTGAGATCCTTGGCTCCTAATGCTGGGGACGGCAGCTTACTCAACATGGATTACACCCCTGTTCCTATCCTGCCTAAGTTTGTGAGGGTGGTAGTAAACAAGATCCTTTCTAGAAACCCGTACCCAAACCTGGAGGCTGTTGATCCACTATCATCATCTGAAAAAAACAACAAGAAGCGGAGGATAGAGATCCAAGTAGAGGCCAAGAAGCAGCTTCAGCAGCTCAAGCAGAGCACGGGCATGGTTATCGGTGAGGACCCAGACAACCTTCCAGACTCTTTAGAGGAGGCTGAGATCTTGCTCGGAACTAACATAAAAACCGACGCTGAGATTGCCGCTCAGATTGGAACCAACATGACGCTTTCTTGGAACGATTTTAACGACGCTATCTTTAGGAGATGCGTTAATGATCTTGTTTCTTTAGGCATGGCCGTTGTGAAGCGTAGCAACCATCCGAGTGAGGGCATTAAGACCGAGTACGTAGATCCTTCTACCTTTATTCATAGCTACACGGAAGACCCAGGTCTAAATGATCTCATGTATGCTGGCCATGTAAAAAAGGTTTCTATTGCCGAGCTTAAAAGAATAGCCAGTAACGAACTAACAGAAGAGGACTTTAAGAAGATAGCCGATAACGTTAGAAATAACGACGGCAATGACCCTAGCCTTTTCAATAAGAGCAATTACAATAATCGTCTTCTTCGACAAGAGTTTGGTTACGACGAGTATATGATTGATATTCTGGACTTTGAGTTCATATCTGTTGATTGTATTTATTTCGAGGAAAAAGAGAATCGCTTTGGTAACACCAACTTCTACATGAAGGGGTTTGAATATGAAGAGAAGAGCGGTAGCGTATACGACAGGAACCCTAGCAAGATGGAGTTGGCTACCGTTTATGGCGGAAGCTACATACTAGGTGGGTGTGAGATAATGTTTGATTACGGCATGAAGAAAAACATGCCTAAGAATATTCACGATCTATCTAAAGTGACCTTATCTTACTCTGCGGTATCTACCAATATCCGCAACATGATGCCTAAGTCTATGGTTGACAGCTGTATAGGGTTTGCAGACATGCTACAGCTCACTCACTTAAAGATCCAACAGGCTATCGCTAAGGCGAAACCAGACGGTCTGATCATAGACATCGAGGGTCTTGAGAATGTGCAGCTTGGAAAAGGAGGAGATTTGCAGCCGCTTGATCTTCACGACATATACGAGCAGACGGGGGTTTTTTATTACAGGAGTAAAAACCCAGAAGGAGGTTTTCAAAACCCTCCAGTAAGAGAGATAGGAAACGCCATAAGAAACATAAACGAGCTTATTGGTCTGTATAACCACTACTTAAGGCTTATCAGAGACGCGACAGGTATCAACGAGATGATGGATGCATCAACCCCAAAGGGTGACACTTTAGTGGGTGTTCAGCAGAATGCAATCGCAGCTGGAAATAACGCCACCTACGACATCACAAACGCCTCTATGATTTTGTTTAAGAAGGTGTGCGAGGATGTAGTCAAGTGCATTCAAGTCCTTCCTTCTGACTCTGTAATATATACAGCCTATGAGAACGCTATAGGAAAAGAGAATATGTCTGTTCTTTCTTCTTTTAAGGATCTTCCTATGTACAACTTTGGAGTACAGGTGGTGAAAGAGATGGAGGAACAGGACAGAACCTACCTAGAGCAAAACATACAGATGTCTTTGCAGCAAAAGGAACTTGACATAGAGGACGCTATTGCTATAAGAGGCATGAAGGATATAAACCAGGCTGAAAGGCTTCTGGTTGTTCGCCGCAAAAANCGCATGGCTAAAATGCANGAGATCGCAATGCAGAATTCTCAAGCTCAAGCACAGCAAGCTCAGGCAGCTTCACAGGCTGCTGCACAAGCTAAGATGCAAGAAATGCAGATGGAGGCACAGCTAGAGGGTCAAAAAATGCAGCTTAAAACTCAGCTTGACTCACAACTGGAAGAGGTTAAGCATCAGTTTAGGAAGGAGATTGAGATGATTAAGGCTCAGGCCACGCTTGGATTTAAAGAAGACGAAAAGAATTTTAAAGAGAAGCTTGAAGTTCTTAAGGAGGATCGAAAAGACGACAGAGTGAAGAAACAGTCTTCAGAGCAAAGTAAGCTGTTATCTCAAAGACAGGGAAAAAGAGGTGAGCTCCCAGAGTCTGGGGACAGCGTAGACAATATTGTAAACTCATTATTAGGTTGACATGGCTGAAAAAGTAAACTTAGACGTATCAGAAAAACTTGATGTTACGTGCAGAAGGGGAGACACCTTTAATCTAACTATTACCTTAAAGGATTCTAGCGGAACCGCTATTCAGCTTGAAACTTTGGGTTATGAGTTTTTGATGGACGTAAAAACAAACCCTGTTAAGACCAGATCGGGAAATGCAAAGAGAGAGGTGGTAGCCTCTAGCTCTCTTTCTAAATCAGAATCAAGAATCAACCCTTCACTTTCTAACGGATTTGAATTTGTTGAGAAATCAGACGACGGAACTGTAAAAATTACGGCATCTTCAGAAACCATGAGCCTGTTTCCTGTAGGAACTTATGTGTATGATATTCAGCAAAGAGTCGGTGATTCTGTGACAACCATACTAAGAGGAAGCCTTAAAGTGAACGAAGATATCTCTAGCTGAAATGAGTGATGTTACAGTTACTTTACAGGGATCAAATACGGTCACAGTAACGTCCCCAACGAACAGCACTGTATCAGTTTCTTCTGCTCCTGCGCCTGGCCTCACGATAACCACTCAGGGTGTTAGGGGGCCTAAAGGTGCTGACGGTGCGGCTGCCTCTCAAGGGGCTACTGGACCTGCTGGAGCAGCTGGACCTACAGGAGCAGCTGGACCGACAGGAGCCGCTGGAGCTACAGGGCCCTCTGGACCGACAGGACCCGCTGGAGCCACTGGTCCTGCTGGATCTACAGGAGCCCAAGGCCCGACAGGACCCGCTGGAGCCACTGGTCCTGCTGGAGCTGCTGGAGCAACAGGCGCAACTGGACCCGCTGGAGCAGCTGGACCGACAGGAGCAGCTGGAGCCACTGGGCCTGCTGGAGCAGATGGATCAGATGATGTTTTTAGCCAAGACTACGTATTAAACATTCCCGATGAAGAAGGCGTAAAGAAGTCGTTTGGAAAGTACTTGAACGGGCATACCGTTCCCTCTAATGGAAAAACAGCTGTGGAGGTGCTGACAGGTGCCTTTGTTGATATTGTGGACCCTACGATTACTTCATTTAGTGTTACAAACCCAGCTTATTCTGCTAGCGCAACAACACCTACCGTCACCTTATCCTGGTCTGTCACTAACAATAACGCTCCCGCTGGGGCTGCATTAACGATAGTCATAAAGCGAAAATTGACGACTCAATCCGATAGCAGCTACACTCAGATATATACTGAATCTTACTCGGCTGGAGCAAGCATATCTGGTGACACGACCACAAACTCTCAAACCTTGTCGGCCTTCCCTACTTCGGGATTTAAGTACAAATTAGAGGTAACTGACGATCAGACTGGAACTGGCACTATAACTGACGAGGACACCTCTCAAGCTTCTTATAATGACCCTGGTGTAAGCGTAAGCCTTGACAGGGTTACAAATTCATCTTTTACCGATTCTGGAACAGGTGAATCCGACACAAACAGAGAGGTAGGAAATAACGACAGTGACATTACTATTGCAGTTGACAGGCAAACAAGCGGGGTAAATATAACTGAAGTTAGGCTTTACAGGAGCGGCAGCCTTATTAAGACTTTTGGTTCTGGAACAGGCGTTCAGCCAGGCGATCACGATTACACGTTTCAAGACACGGCAATTGCAGACACGACAGGTGTCGTTACTTATAAGGCTCAGGTTGATGACGAAAAAAGTGATAACGACTCATCGTCTTACGCTAAGGAATCTAGCAACAGTTCATTCTACATGAATAGATACCCTCTTCTGCTTGTGGCTAGCTCAACAGCTTTAATTGATACGTCTTCAGACAATGACGCACAAGATGTTTTTGATGACGCTAGCACTTCAAATGGTCACGCTACTCTTTATGATGGTACGGAATCCTTTGGATCGTCTGGAAAAGACTTAATAACAGAATCCGATTCTAACAGCATTTCAAACTACACCTACATAATATACAAGGCAAGCATAGGTGATCTCTTAAATGTAAAGCAGGGCGGCAGCACAGGCATAAACTTAACGCTTAATGACTACGCTGACACCCCAGCTGATATGTGGAAACTTGGTGATTTTAATCTTGAAAATTCTTTTGGACATACAAACTCCTACAGGATTTATAGGTCGGTAGCCACAAAAGCCTTTAATCCTTCCTTAACAATATTTATAGACGACTAATATGCCTAATTTTCCAGGTACTGTAAATAATCAAAACCCAGATCAGCCAGTTCTTGATGTAACCAACCTTCAGGTTAGAGGTTTGGGCATTTTCGACGCTAAGTCTGGGGCTGACGCTGCCCTATCGTATAGGGACGATCTAAATGATTCGCTAAGGGTTGCTGGCTACGTCGCCGTCATGAAGGACGACGACAAAATCTATATATACAAAGGTGGAACCTGGACAGACGCAGCTAACTGGGAAGAGGGAGGTGTTGGACCGACAGGCGCAACAGGCCCTACTGGTGCTGCAGGTCCAACTGGTTCCGCAGGTCCGACAGGAGCTGCTGGTCCCACTGGTTCAGCAGGCCCCACAGGCTCCACTGGTGCTGCTGGTCCTACAGGCGCAGCCTCTACGGTAGCAGGCCCTACTGGTTCCGCAGGTCCCACTGGTTCAGCAGGCCCCACAGGCTCAACTGGAGCTGCAGGACCTACGGGATCTGCAGGTCCGACAGGGGCTGCCTCCAATGTAGCTGGGCCTACAGGGGCTGCTGGGGCTACTGGTGCTGCTGGGCCTACAGGGGCTGCTGGGCCTACAGGGGCAGCTGGCCCTACAGGTGCCGCTTCAACCGTTGCTGGACCTACTGGATCGGCTGGCCCCACAGGAGCTGTTGGGCCTACTGGATCTACAGGAGCCCAAGGCCCGACAGGTGCAGCCTCTACTGTAGCTGGTCCTACAGGGCCAACAGGGGCTGCCTCTACGGTGGCTGGTCCTACAGGTCCAACAGGGGCCGCTTCTACTGTCGCAGGGCCCACGGGACCCACGGGAGCCGCTTCTACAGTTGCGGGGCCCACGGGGCCTACAGGCTCTACTGGATCTACAGGCCCTACTGGATCTGCAGGCCCTACTGGATCTGCAGGTCCGACAGGGGCTGCAGGCCCAACAGGATCCACAGGGGCTACAGGTCCTACGGGCCCTGACTTCACCTATTCAAATTCTACGGCCACGCCAGAAGATGTCGGAGGGGTAGATTCTGGAACTACATTTTCTAGTGTGTCTCTTAGTGATCTGTTTGATGATCTTTTTTATCCGTATCAAAACCCTTCCTTTTCTAGTTTTAATGTCCCGTTTAGCACTTCTTCACTAGAGGTGGGCGCTACACTAAACATAAATGGAAATTACACCTGGGCTTTTTCTAATTCAGCAAACGTTTCTGATAATACTTTAGATATAAAGCGAGGAACTAGCTCTTCTAATCCAAACACATCAATAGTAACAAATACCTCTACCACCTCTCCATATACTGCGAGTGGTCTTAGCTCTCTTACTTTTTCTAGCCCCACAAACCAGTACTTTAAGGCTTTCGCTAATAACTCAAACTCGGTTGAGTTTGGATCGAGTGCAAAATTTGTTAGCTGGAAGTGGAAGCTGTTTTTTGGTACTAGCGCAAGCACTACTTTAGATGAGGATGGCATAGAGGGCCTTTCTGGTAGCGCACTCGTTACCTCAAAGAACGTAACTAAATCTTTTGTTGCGGGTGATTATAAGTATTTCGCCTGGCCCAACAGCTTAGGCTCTCCAACTGCAAGTACTGGGTTTAAGGATACGTCTACAAATTTAGCTGTAGCTATGGCTGACAGCACTGACAACGCTTTCTTTAGTAACACTCAAAACGGGTGGTCTTATGGAACCGTAAATGTTGTTAATGCGTACAGTCAAACAATAAGCTATAGAGTATACAGAACTAAAAATACTCTTGGCTCATCAATAAATATTCAAGTAAGTTAAGATGGCTGATATACCAGGAGGAATTAAGGTAACAAGTTTTATATCCCCTACGGATACAGCTGACACGTTTCCAACTCACGACTCTATTTTCGGGAAGGGAGGGTTAAGAGCCTTGGCTAGCACCACAGAAAGAGATGCTATAAGCGCTGCCAGAAGGTCCGAAGGCATGATGGTCTACGTCGAGGATGACGAAAAAGTTTATATACTTAAGGGAGGCGTGGAAAACAGCGACTGGACTGAATTCACCTCTACTGGTCCTACGGGATCTGCAGGTCCTACGGGATCTGCAGGTCCAACAGGAGCTGCTGGCCCCACAGGTAGTGCTGGCCCCACAGGTAGTGCTGGCCCCACAGGTAGTGCTGGCCCCACAGGTAGTGCTGGTCCCACTGGTTCCGCAGGGCCTACAGGTTCCACAGGA